GAATTCTGCTGTGTGCATAAAGCTTTAAGTGATCTATTGAATAATTAGCTGCATTTGCTTCTAGTGTTGTCGTTATTGAAAGCAATGCCGCAATGGCATAGACCTTGCCCATTAGCCGATTGCGCCCTTGCGAGCTACCCGCCTCAGCGGCTCGCTTCAAGCGAAACCAGCGTACCAAGCCTGTCAAGTTTAACAACCTATTGAGCGTGCTGTTGGGCGTTGCGCACAGCCTGTGGATAACGTCTGTGGATAACTTAACGTGTAATAGTTTCAATTGAACCCCACCCTTCGCGACGAATAATGTGTTTTGCCCTTTGTAATCGACGATAATGTTCAATTACGATCACTGGGGGTGCAGGGTGTTCACGGGTAACCTGAACGCCTAATAGGGTTGCAAGGGCAGTATCAAACACAACCAACCGTGTTTCTAAACCCAATCGCTCAGCCAAATTAAGCCAAACTTTTCGGTGGGTGCTAATCGTGTGAGTACCGTCAGCGATCAAGTCCTGACCTGCTTCAACAGCTGTAACAGCCTTTTGGCGCAATAGATACATGTAACGCCCGACATCTAGATCACGATTGACTCGTACTGCCTCGGTGTTGTAAATGTATTCAAGCCCTGTTTTGTTAGCTGCTACCCATGTTGATTTGCCAGCACCAGGCGCACCCATAAGCACTGTAATCATTGGTGACCCCAACCCTTACCCTTAAACACAATTGCTGGTGAGCTGTAAATCTGTCGCATCATAAAGCCGCAACAATACGGTGTTGTGTGTTCAGCTAGTTTTTCTGTAATCTCATAACTGATACTGCACGCAATACATTGATACTCATAGGTTGGCATTTGTCCCACCGATCTGTGCAACACCCATGACCTCACACTTTGTGCATTGAATAACCTCCACGCCTTGCGGCAGGTTATCTGTGATCTTGTGTATGACTTGTTTTGTGATTTTCTTACAAACCCGACACTCAAATTGTATGTGCATAATTGCTTTTCCTCAGATTTTCAATAGGTTGCAAATTGAGCTGCGTGACCCACCATGTTGGCTGTTTGGTGTGTCGGTATCGTGGCTTTTGAGCCATTGCCACTGGTATCCAACCAGCAATGTAATAATTTGGTGCTTGACCTGTGACCAGCACAGCAATGTCTGTTGCTCGATCACTTTCATAGACGATCAGCTGACCCAGCTCGTATTTTGTCCAGCGCACCTCAATGCCTGCACCCACGTCCGCCTTGACTTTGTATTTGTCCTCAAATGGGTCAAAGCGCAGATCAAAGTATTTGGCAACAGCCCACTCAGCACCAATTGATTCACCCATTTGTGCCAGTTGTTCCATGTAAGACGGCGCGTCATAGCGCAACGGCAACAAACCATTGTGTGTATCTGATTTTTTCACTGACGCGACCATGCACAAATTCATTTCGTTTTGTGTCAGTTTGATTTTCACCGACAACCACCGCAAAACCAAATGACCTTTTCGTGCTTGTCATAGCCTTTTTGATAGCCAAATGAGTCAAGCTTTGTGATCTTTGAGCATTTGTCACATTGCTCTACTTTGTACTCAGCGACTATTTCACCATTGCAAAGCAGCTTACATGTCATTGTTTTCACGTCGATCATTTCTATGTAATCAGCCAAGACGGATCACCCATTGCCCTGTGCTGCCTAGTTGATACCAAACAGGTTCACATTGGTTTGCTTTGGCTTTCTCGGTGCAAAAATACCCGCCCCAGGCTTTACCAGTTTTGGCTGACTCGCCTGTTTTCCACACGCGTGTGCCATGTTCGCAACGCGGCTTTTCCTCGACCAGTTGACCGCCCAATTGGTTTGCGATCTCGTCAATTGATGAACCCAGCGACGGTATGCCTGATTGCTCAGCTTCTCCGGCTGTGGCGTAACTTGGCACGTCACCATGCTTTGTTGTCCAATAATCATAATCAGCCTTGACATCAGCTGTGGCAACCTTTGTTGATAGCTTCTCGACCTGTTCCATTGTTTCGCGAGTTGCCTTTTCTGTCCCGCCCATGACCAACGCCATGACGCGCATCAAAGCTGAGGTCGTAGTGTCCTCGACAAACCAGCGTTTCATGTTTGGGTTGTATGCAGCTATAAAGCCGTATGCGTAATCAATGCCTGCTGGCTCGATCTCTGTCTGATTGCGCCAAGCTTTAGCCTGTACGAGTATGTAGCCTTTCTCAGCATTGAACTCGACAATGTGTGCCTGCAAACGACCCTCTGGGTACGTTAAATTCCAGCGGTCTGTGCGCTCTTTATTGCCTTCGTAATTATCTAGAAATGCCATGATCACACCTCGTCATAACAGATACCGCACAACCACCATGCGTGAACTTCGATGACTTCTGACTCTGGTGTTTCGGCTTCACACCTGCTGCATTTGATTGTTGTTTCTAATAGTGTCATTAGTCAGCCACCTTGTTTGAGATGTGACGGCTGATCGCCTTACGACGTGCCATACCTTCTCGCTTGCCCTCCTTGAAGCCTTTGGCATAACCAGCTGCGCCACCAAGCACCATGAGAAAGATTACGCCAACCAAACGACCCAAAGTCTCTGGGTCTAATAGATCAAGTACCATTTAGAATTCTCCCGATTTCTAGGCGGTAAGTGTTACCACCTGAACTCAGGGTGACGCATGATCGGCGCGCGGTCAAGAACCTTGCGTGTTTGTCGGCGTGTCCTGTGGCTTTGGCTTGGATTTGAGTCCATTGCCCGCCAGCACACCGCCCAGCGAACCTGTAAGAAAGATTGCGAGTGTTTTGAGCAAGTCAATAAATGCAGCATCATTGGGTGCTTGTGCCCCAATTGGCTGTGTGACAAAGATCAGTGCATAGGTAATTCCAACGGTTACAACCAAAAACACCGCAGCTAGTGTTGCCCCAATAATCAGGATTAGTTGTGCGTGTATTTCCTCTGGTGATTTGCGTCGTGCTGGCTTATCACGGGTCAATGCCAAGTAGGTCGTCAGTGCATGTTCCAGTTGGGAGGCATTGCGGTTTCTGACACTCCGCTTTTGACCAGTTGTCGAATTCTTGACACTCATAGCGCGTCCAGCCTTGATACCCGCAAGCGGACAGGATTAGTGCAAGTGCCCAAACCAACCCTGCCGCCGCAAGTTTCTGGCTACTTCCCCAAGTTGCCAAAACTTTTGTCATTTGGATTAAGCCAGCGCAAAATCACTGGTGCAACAGCTGCTGCCCCTGCCATTGCCAATGTTTTTGGGTCAGTCACACCTGCCATGTATAGGGCAAGTGCAGCTGCCAGAAATGAGCGCGCCCATGAGGCTGCTACGGCTTTTGCTTGTTCCATTTTTTGCTCTCCTTTTTGACTGCGGCTGCTTTTGCAGCTGGTGCATCTACTTGAGGAAATTCGCCCTTGTATGGCACAAATTTAGGTATGCCAAAACCGACGATTTCCTTGCCTTCTCCGTATGATCTGACCTTGACCATGACCATGCCACCATTGCGTTGATCGCCTGTCCCAGACGTATTGCCTTCAATGGTCAAACATGTCTTTGTATCAATAAGTCCAACAACAATGCCAATGTGTGAAATGCGATCTACGCCGTCATGTGGAAAGTCCATGAAAGCCAAATAGCCAAGCTGCGGCATTGATGACCAACGTTGCATTTCCTTAAATTTATGTGCGCCAACAGCTGTGCCAACAACACTGTGAATTTTGACACCAGCTTCGTTTGCACACCAATTGACAAATGAACCGCACCACGGCAAACCGTCTGCCTTTGTAAATTTGCCGTACTTTGTAAGGTTGTCGCCTTCCTCAATTGTTCCAACCTCAGCAGCTGCAACCTCGATCAGCCTGGCATTTGTGCCCTGCGGATAGTTACTCATCAGCCGTCACAATTGGTGTGGATTGTTCCGCTTCTGGATTTAGATAGCGTTGATAGTCTAAATTGGACTCATCTTTAGGAATTGAATAAACAACTCCGTCTTTTTCATAAGTGATAATCTCATCACCCATAAACTCAATTACTGTGTAAGTTATCTTTTCCATTTTACAACTCCGCACTAAACGCTATGTTGGCACTTGCACTTGTAGTTCTATACTGCCCAGCGTGTCCAGCCGTACCGCTTGCGCCTTGCGCTGAACCCGCAAAAATGTTTGCACTTAATTGTCCTAAGTAATTAGCAGACAAAGCGGTCAATGCGTTTGAACCGCTATTTCTAACCACTTCATAAAATGAACCCGCTGCTGCTGAAAATGTTGGCGCGGTTCGCATTTGGACTGGATAAAATACAGTACCCAATACATCAGTAGAACTGTAATAACCACAAGTTCCAAAAGTGCCGTTAGTTCCTGCAACAAGCGTGTAGTAATACCTCTGACAAGCGGCTAATTCTCCTTGAAGTGTTCCTGTTGCAGTCTGGAAAGCGGTAGCGACTGAACCTGCTTCAACCTGTATGCCCCAAAAATCAATGGTTGTGTTTTGTATTCCAACTGCTGGATAACCTGCACCTGAAAGAGTGGCACCTGCTGAAGTGAAAAGACCAGCAGCCAAAAGGCTTGATGTTCCTATAGTTTTACCCGAAACGCTTGGAATTGCAACGGTGGCAGAATACCTTGCCCAAGATGTTGTAATGGCTTTTACGCCCCCATTTACAACCACTAGAGATGAACCACCTCCACCAAAACTTTGTTCAAAAGAAATACCTACATTTGGTGTTCCAGAAGAAGCCTTCGCCCAGAAAGAAATGGTCACAGTTTGACCTGCAAAAGTTCTAACATCTTCTATTCTTTGTAAAAAATAGCAAAAATCACCTGCTGCACTTTGACCAGTTGTAACAATTCTTGCAAAGTTAGTTGCTTCGTATCCTGCAACAGGTGCTGCGCCTGGTGTAAATGTCTCTGCAGAATAAGTATTTGTTCCACCAGTAAAGCGAAATTGGAATCTATCGAAACCATAAGTTGTGCTTGTGGTTGTTGATGTAAATGCTC